GGAAAGCAGGTGGTCCAGCAGTATCAAACGCTGATGGTAGTATCACATCACAGGTGAGTGCTAATCAAACTGCTGGGTTTAGTATTGTTTCTTATACTGCTAACCAAACATCTGGTGCCACAGTTGGTCATGGACTTGGGAAGACACCCAAGATGGTAATTGTAAAGCAGAGATCAGGAAATACTAATAACTGGACTGTTTATCATGAAGGTACAGGAAATACAAAGGCATTATACCTTGACCTAACCCTTAATGAAGGAGGGAACTTTACTGGTGCTTGGAATAATACATCTCCAACTTCTTCTGTCTTCTCATTAGGAAATAGTGTTGAGACAAACAGAAGTAGTAGTCCTTATATTGCTTACTGTTGGACAGAAATAGAAGGTTACAGTAAATTTGGAAGTTATGTTGGAAATTCTTCTAATGATGGCACTTTTGTATATTGTGGATTTAAACCTGCTTGGGTTATGATTAAAGTAATAACTAGTGGTACTACTAATAGTTGGTATATGCATGATAGCTCAAGAAATTCTACTAATCCTTCACTTGAATATTTGACAGCAAATAGTAGTACTGGTGGAACAGTTGCTACTAGTCCATTAGATATGCTTTCTAATGGATTTAAATTAAGAAATGGATCTTATGATGGATATAATGGTGCTTATACTTACATCTTCGCTGCCTTCGCAGAATCACCATTCCAGACTGCCAACGCTAAATAATAAAAAATCTGATAATATAGATGGCGTTAACTAAAGTTGGACCCGCTGGTATCGGTAGTACTCCAGGAACTGGGTATGTAATTGGTGATTCTTTCCTACATTCTACGGGATTGAATGCAACCAATGCATACTATACCGGTATCGTAACGGCACAAACTTTCAGAGTTTTAGGAAACTTTCAGGTAGATGGAACGACTACCACCCTGGATACAGAAGTAACGTCAGTTGATAAGTTAGAAGTAGCAGCAAATAATACGACAGTTGGTGTAGCAATTACACAAAGTGGTAGTGGAGATATTCTGAATCTTTATGATGGTTCTACTGAAGTCTTTAGTGTTGCTGATGGTGGTGTAGTCACAACAACTGGGGATATATCTGTTGGTGGAGATTTGACTCTTCCAGATGCGATTATTCATGCTGCTGATACAAATACAAAGATAAGATTCCCTGCTGCTGATACATTCACAGTAGAAACTGCTGGAACAGAAAGACTTCGTATAAATTCTTCTGGTCTTGTCGGTGTTAATACTGATAGTCCAGGAAGACAATTAACTGTTAGTGGTGGTTCTGCTGAGGGTGTTATTCAAATTACCAATAACACTTCTGGTGCTGCTGCTGGTAATGGATTTGAATTATTACATTTTACAAGTGGTGAGACGCAGTTACTTAATCGTGAAAACGGTGCGATGCGTTTTGATACAAATGGAACAGAAAGACTTCGTATTCTTTCTGATGGTCGGGTAGCAATTAATTTTACAAATCCAGATTCTCTTAATATAGGGGCAAAATTCATAGTAAAGCAGACTGGTGCTGATATTACTGGTGGAACTGCTGATAGATCATCTAATACAAAGGGTATACATTTATATCAAGATTCAAATGATGATAAATCCATTGGTGTGTGGTTTACAACTGGTGGTCACTTATCTGGTATTACTGGACAGAGAAGTAATTCCGGTAGTCATTGGGGAACAGATCTTAGATTCTACACTCACGACGCAAATACTTCAAATCTAACTCAATCTTTTGAAAGACTTCGTATAGATTCAAGTGGTCGGTTGATTGTGGGAACGAGTGTCTCCCCAACTGCTGGTAGTGGAGTGGTTGCTAAATCTGTAATTCAGGGAAATACTTCTAACTCAGCTGGTGCTGGATATTTGTCATTACAGCGTGGACAAGCTGCTGCAAGTATTAGCACAAATGAAACGCTTGGTCAAATTAATTTTTCGGATAGTTCAGGTTATGACTATGCAATTATTAAGGGACAATCTGCAGCTGCAGGAGGCACTAATGATTACCCAGGTAAATTAATTTTTGGTACAACTGCTGATGGAGCATCAACAACGACTGATCGATTAACTATAACTTCCACAGGTAAATTAGAAGCATATAAAGGAACTTCAACAACTGGTAAGACTTCTGGTTCTGAAGCATTTACAGTTGGTAATGGTGCTGGTAATCACAGATTTGCGGTTTACCCTGACGGTACAACTGTTATTGGTGGGACGGGTCTTATTGGAAATTATAATATTTTACTCCAGAATGATGGTGTGGGAGTTTTTGATAATCAGTTATTGATTGGACTAACTACCGGAGTAGGAATTGGTGGAGTACCTGCTGATCTTAATAGCACTGAGGTAGGTAGAGGTTTCATTAATATAAGTCGTGATGATACAGCAGCTGCTGATCATATTCTGTTTGGAAAAAATGGAAGTATTGCCGCTTCAATGGGTACGGATACAACTAATACTTTAGTTTTTAAGACCGGCACAACAGAAAGACTTCGTATAGATTCTAGTGGAAGAGTTTTACAAGGATTAACTTCTGCAAAATTTGGATTTTTTAATGATAATAATGCTCCTCCTGTTCATCAGATTCAAGGAGATAATTATTACGACACTGCGTTTTCAATCTTTAGAGATGGTGCCGGTGGCAGTGGACCTAATTTTATTCTTGCAAAAGGTAGAGGAGCAATAGTTCAAGATAATGATATTCTTGGAGTTATTTCTTTCCAAGGTCATGATGGCACAACAGAACTAATAGAAGGTGCGAAAATATTTGCTGAGGTTGGTGGAACTCCAGGCAGTAATAATATGCCTACTGACCTTGTATTTAATACAAACAGTGGGACATCAACATCAACAGAAAAACTTCGTATAACTGCTGCTGGTCAATTACTGGTTAATACAACAACTTCTAGATCTTTTAGCGACAATTCAGGAAATGGTCCAATACCAGCAATTCAAATAGAGGCAACAAATAGTAGTGCTATAATGAGCATCGTTGCTGCTTCTACAGCAGACTCTCATCGTGCCGGAACTATAAATCTTGGTCGTCATAGAAACACCAATGTTGGTGGAACTCCAACTGTTGTTAACAACGGTGATACACTAGGGGCAGTTTGTTTCTCTGGTGGTGATGGTAGTGACATGCTATCTGTGGCTGCACATATTCGTGGACTGGTGGATGGAACACCTGGTAGTAATGATATGCCAGGTGCTCTATCATTTTCAACAACACCTGACGGATCGTCAAGTCCATATAATCAAGAAAGAATGCGTATAAAATCCAATGGACAAGTTCTTGTTGGAAATTATGCTACACACAGTTCTATTCATGGTAACCTTGAAGTTAATGGTAATGACGGAATTAATATATCAAATGCAACTAGAACAGGAACTAATGGAGCACAGTGGAGATTAATTCCAAATAGTGGCGGTAGTAATACTCATGCTGCAACCAATTTAAGACTTTATGAGGGTGCTGGGGGAGTTGAAGTTCTTAATATACAAAAAACTGGCCAGGTTATGATTGGCCACAATGAGTTGATTTCTCATCCTAATATGGATGATTTACAGATTGGAGACGCCAATGGAAACAGAGGTCTTACTATTTGTAGTGGAACCGGTGCTTTCGGATCGGTATGTTTCGGAGATAGTGTAGATGGATCTGGTACTGATAGATATGAAGGATTTATTGAGTATTATCATAATGATAATAGTTTGAGACTAGGCACCGCTCATACTGAAAGACTTCGTATAACTTCTACTGGTACGTTAGTTCATACTGGTGGACACCAAAATAATAGTGGTGGTTCTAATCTTGCACCCGGAACTTATTATAGAATAAATGCTCAGTTTACCATACCGCAAAATTCAACAAAAACATTAACCTTTACTGGATTAGCAACTGGTTGGATGACAATAAGAATAGGTGGTTATGGTAATGCTGGATCACAAGCTATAAATTGTATGTATGAACTTGGTGGTTATATGACAGCAACTTATACATATGATGTTCATACAGTTCGTCAATGGGCCCGAGTTGGTAGTATTTCGACAGGTAAAAATGCGAGTAATTTTACTGTAACTCTTCCTGGTGGTGGTAATGTTTCTGGTTGCGTAACTTGGATTACTGTTGAAGGTAATAATGGCGGTATTGCTGTAAATTCAAATTAAAACATATCTGTATCAAGAGTAAAGGATGCTATGAAGACTGAGTTGGTGATGAATGAAGATGGTAAAGAACAATTTGATGAGAATGGAGAAATTATTTCGAGAGAAGTAATCGATCCACAGAGTGTTGACTATAGTAAATTATCCACACTAACTATTGCAGCACTACAAGAGGCAATTGGAGAGATTGAAACTCTTAAACAACGTTTAACAGACGCAGGACTCTGATAAATACTAAAAAATAGTAGTAGTAAAATGCCCTATATTGGTCAGCGTCCTGCAACTGGTGAAGCAAATAGTTTCAAAATACTAGATGAAATCTCATCATATACTCTGACTTTTGATGGGTCAAGTGCTGGTATCGTTTCTGTTGCTAACGACACGATTACAGAGCGTGAGCATCGCTTTGTAACAGGACAGAGGGTAACCTATAATGATGGTGGTGGAACTGCTATTACAGGTCTTTCTGATGGCGTATACTACATTATTGTAGAAGATAGGCATACATTCAAACTTGCGAGTAGTGCGAATAATGCTGCTGCTGGAACAGCAATCAACCTTACAGGAGTAGGTGTAGGTGCATCTCATACACTTAATGTTGCTTTTGATGGTGTAAATACAAAGTTCAAGGCAACAATTAACAACGGAACTAAGGCAGGTATCTCACAGTCTGGTCAGTTGATGCTGTCCATTAATGGTGTCTTACAAGAACCACACGATAATACAGATTCACCTTCAACAGGATACGCAGCAGATCATACCTCTACGATTATATTTTCTGCTGCTCCTGCTTCTACCGATCAATTCTTTGGAAGATTGATTGCGACTAATGCACCAACTTTTGATATCTCGGACAATATAGTAGATAACTTTACTGGGGATGGTAGTACTTCTACATTCACTCTCTCAAAGACTCCACCGAACAATGAGAGCGTTTTAGTTACGATTGATGGTGTTGTACAATATCCTGACGATACATCTGCTGTAAGAGCATATACTGTTGCTGAAAATATTTTATCTTTTGTATCAGCACCTGGTCTTGCCGTAGAGATTCAAGTCAGACATATTGGTTTTGCTGGTGCATCAAGTGCCGGTATTACTGGGTTCTATGGTAGAACTGGTAATGCAGCATTGAAGAGCACTGATAACATTGTATTGAACAATGCAACTGCTTCTGGTACTGTTCAGGCAGCAAATGTAACAGTTACTGGTAACCTTACAGTTAATGGTACAACTACTACATTAGACACAGATTTGATTGGTGTTGATAAGTTAGAAGTAGCAGCAAATAATACTACTGTTGCTGCTGCTATCACTCAAACTGGTACAGGAGATATTTTAAATCTTTATGATGGTTCCACTGAAGTCTTTAGCGTTGCTGATGGTGGAACTGCTACATTTGCAAGTAGAGTAAATGTTGGTGCAAATGATTTAAATAACAGAGCAGTCAATGCAATTAACGCATCTACAACAGTTGGAGCTGTTAGTGCTAATAATCATCATGCTAGTGGAATTCTTTTCCAAGGATATAATGCAAGTGTAGATGCTAATCTTGCTAGTTTTGTTGTTACATCAGACGGTTCGACTGGTATTGGAACTCATACTCCAGCAAGAAAGTTGCACGTAAATGGAACTTCACAATTTCAAGATTACGTTTATGGAAATTCAATACATAACATCTTATACGTTGCCGATGATTTAGCACTATCTGCAACTAAAAAATTATACTTTGATGCCGGTAGCAACACTTACATACATGAACCCTCTGGCGATCAACTTGCAATAGTAACAGGCGGAACAGAAAAACTTCGTATAGATTCAAGTGGTCGATTGCTTTTGGGATCTAGTTCTACTATTTTTGATAATAATTTTGGTATTGGTATGCTGCAAGTAACCAATAAAACTGGTTATCAGCATGTTTTAATTTCTGGTCATAGTGCTGCTGCATCAAATGCAACTTGTTTGAGTGTAGGTAGATCAAGGGGAACACAAGCATCGCCTGGATATTTGTCCTCCGGTGATCATATAGCACGTTTTAGTGCGACTTCATATAACGGAGGCAATTATCAATCATCAGGAGCAATTGATTTCTTTGCAGCTGATCAGCACGCTTCTGGTGATTTACCTGGATATATTAGTTTTAAGACTGTTCCTGATGGATCAACAACATTAACAGAAAGACTTCGTATAACTTCTGATGGTAAATTACTGGTTGGATCTATTGTTGAGAATGGTTCAGAAGGCATATCAGATAAAGGTTTAGTTGTAACTTCAGATGGTGAAAATACTTTAAAGTTACTTGACTCTACGTCTTATGCTACAAATGTTGGTGCTTCTATTCTTCTTGGTGGTAACTACAGATCAAGTGGTGATACACAACCGTTTGTAAGATTAAAATCTTTTAAAGAAAACTCAACGGATAATAATTTTGGTTATGGGTTTTCGATATCTACAAATGCTAACGGTGGATCTATAACAGAAAGACTTCGTATAGATTCTAATGGTAAAGTTGGTATCAATCAGGTAACGCCAACTGCATTTATGCATGTTAAGTCTGGGGCAAATAATGGAACAGTAATTTCAACGTTTGAAGGAGCAACTAATAACAAGTTAGATGTAAAATTTATTTCCACTGGACCAGCAATAAATGTTACGGCAGGTGATCCACTTGTTTTTGAAATGTCTGGAAGTGAAAAACTTCGTATAACTTCTGGTGGTCAAGTTCTTATTAATGATACATCTCTAGGAAATAATAGAGCAGATGCACCTCTACAAATTGAAACTGGATCAAGTGGAAACTGTTTAAACCTTAGAACAAGATCTAGTGACGATGTTTATTCTTATATTAACTTCCAGAACAATGCGGCTACTCAAACTGCAGCAGAAATATATCTAGCGCGTAATGCATCAAACAATGCGGGGAACTTAGTCTTCGGAACTGCTAATCCTAACTCTTCTGTCCCACAGCAGCGCATGATGATCAGTTCAGGTGGTGCGACATCGTTGCATGTCAATAGTGCATCTCACGAAACATTTAGATTTACTACTCAGGCATTAAACGAAGCAAAACTCATAATGCAGGATGCTTCTGGTAATAGTGATATCGTATTAAACACTGGTGGAGATTCGTGGTTTAATGGTGGTGATGTTGGCATCGGAAATGGTAATCCAATATTTAAACTAGATGTCGTTGATGGTGGTGGTGGAGCAAACACTGGAGCAAATGTAAACAATCCTGATGCTTTAAGTGTAACTGGAACTAATAGAACCTTAACTGGTGGTGGAGCAAATCTTTTTGTTAATAGCAATAGTGATGTGGCAGCAAACACTGGGGGACAAATTGCACTTTCTGGAAGACATGTATCTAGTTCTACCAATAGTATGGTACACGCTACCATAAAGGGTGCGAAGGAAACTGCAGTTTCTACTAACGCTAATAGTTATCTTGCTTTTGGCGTATCTAATCATAATGTTGGTGGATTAGTAGAAAGAGTTCGTATAGATTCTGGTGGTAATTTTGGCATTGGAACGATTGATCCGTCAAATGCGCGTTTAATGGTAGTAGACGGAATCACAACAACATTTGGTAACGCTCCTTTAGCTATATTTGGTTCAGGATTTGCTGCTGGATATTACTCTACGATCGGATTTGGACCTACAAACGCTTCTTATACAGTTCCACCCTCTGGAATTGGTCATGTAGCAACGTCACAAACCAATGGCGGATTTGGCGATTTAGTATTTGGCACAAGAAACGTAACTACAAACACATCACCAACAGTAAGACTTCGTATAACTTCTGGTGGTTTTGTAAATATCGGCGGAAACCTTACTCAAACCAGTTACACTGCTCAAGTTACCAGAATTGGTGGTAACACTGATGTGATGCAGATAAAGGGAAACACTGGCAATTCCTTTATTAGATTTACTGATACTAATGCATCATCTGATTATTCTCTTGGCGCTGATGATGCCCAAAGTAATGGATTTATCTTATATGATCGTAATGCTAGTGCATATAGGTTAGTTGTAACTTCTGCTGGTAGAGTTGGTATCAATGAAAGTGCTCCAGGAGCTCAATTAACAGTAAAACGTGCCAATACAGCAACGTCAGGATTGAACGGTGTTCTTAAACTAAAACAGGGTAGTGCCACAAATGGTAATAGCGCTTCCATGCTCTTTAGTTCATTAGATGACTTTGATGTAGCAGCAGTTAATGGAGTTATTGAGACCCATTCAGGTTCAGTGTCAAATAATGAGGGACGCCTTGAGTTTTGGACAAAACATGCTGGTTCTGCTATCGCTGTTAAAGGGAAGTTTGATTCCGAGGGAAGTTTTTTCAACTTCACTACAAATCATGGAATATACACTGAATCATCTGTAGGTAGTGGTACTTCAAAATATTTGTACAGAGCAGCACACTCTAGTGGTTCTACTATCGTCTTTAATGTCTGGTCTAATGGTACAACTGAAAACACCACTGGAACTATGGGGACAGTTTCTGATGAGAGTTTGAAAGAAAACATTGTTGATGCTGGATCTCAATGGGCAGACATCAAAGCAGTGAAATTTCGTAAATTTAACTTTAAAGAAGAGACAGGATATGAAACTCATACACAACTTGGTGTCATTGCTCAAGAGTTGGAAGCAACAAGTCCTGGATTGATATATGAAGTTACTGAAGATGATGGAAGAGTAATTAAAAGAGTTAAATCTTCTATTTTAACTAACAAGGCATTAGTAGCACTTCAAGAAGCAATGACTCGTATTGAAACCCTTGAGACACAAAATGCTGACCTGTTGACAAAAGTTACTGCACTTGAACAGCGTTTAACAGACGCAGGACTCTGAATCATCCTGCTTGAGTTTCTGAACTAATCTATCAGCAAGTGCTTCCATCCTTTCTGGGTGAACTGCTGTAATACCTGATTCTTCAATAGCAATCTTCATACTCTGTTCTTCATTCTTGGTCAGTTTCTTGCCTTTGGATGGAAGAGTCATAGTCTTCAATGAATGTGAGTATATTCTAACATATCTATAATAAAACTGTGGTTATTTAATGGTTTTTTCCGTATTAAGTATACATTAGTCACAGAAATAAGTCAACACTTGACAAGAACTCAAATACCCAGTAGAATAACTCTGTTAGGGTTCATAGGGATGGCTTAGCTACTTTTAAGAAATAAATAATACTGTATGAAATATACGTATGCTATCGACAAAGTATAGACTTCGACTGGAATTCATTTGTAAATGTATTGCAAATGGGGAGGAAGTAAAACTAGATGATATGGTCTGGGCACAGAAACTTGCTAAAGCAAATACAACAGCAAATGAGATGTTGAAGATGGCAAGGAGACAATCATCACAAGATATTCAAGAGGGGACTATCGATGATTTCATGAATAGGATGGGTTTAGGAGATCCAGATCCATCCAATCATAAGAAGGGATTTAATAGTGCTGATGATATTAAGGACTGGTTTCAACAGGACCGCAGTGAAGATTGGAGGCAAAGAGATTGAGTAGTAAAATGATGTTCCTGGTTGATACTGGGAACGGCAGATGTGTCAGTCACGACGGATATATACAATTGGGGAGTTTCTCTCATACTGTAGAGAAACATCTTGAGTTATGTCCTGAACAAGAATGGCAGGTAACATACTGGATGCCTGATCCATTCCGTATTAGATATCCAAGACCCAACTATCAACATACTATGAAGAAGAACGAAGGTTCTCCTAAGACTGATAATGCTAATGATAGTCGTCCAAGAGACTTCCCAGATCAAGCAGAAAATCGATTAGAGAGAACACTGTAAGGAGTTACCCATGGGTCCAATAGTTTTATATTCAAACGGAAATCAAGAGTGTGAGAGAGCAAAGACACTTTTAGAATCTTTGCATGTTCAGATACAAGAATACAAACTTAATAATCATTTTACTGAAAGATCATTTGTTTCTGAATTTGGTGAAGAAGCAGAGTATCCACAGATTGCTATTGGATACAAACATGTTGGTGGATTAAAAGATACATTGCATTTCTTCAAGGATAGAAATCTGATATGAAACCAGCAATTCTGATTGCCTGTTTATCACCGATTATTATTATTTGGATCGTAATGAAACTTGCTTTATGGTTGTATGTAACCGAGGAGGAACGAGAGTATGTCTCAAAAGAGAAGTTCCGAAAGCGAGGAAAATTTGTGGAAAATCCATATGCAGACGTTGATGAAAAGGAAGAAGAATATGGAAATAGAACGGATTATAGATGATGTTTTGTATAAATATTATACAATCGAACTAGGAAAACCTGTTCCAAACTGGAAATCTTGCAGGAATCCTGACTGGTGGATAGAGTACCTTACCCAATTAGGAATAGATCCCAAGAATCCATGAATGAAGAAGGATATATGGTTCAACTGTCTATAGATGACGTTAACCTACTGCATCATTGTGTCAAAGAAACTTTAAAGTATTGGCCCGGAGCACCTGCTAGACCTGCTGAAGAGCAAGAACATCTGTGGTATTTGAGAGATGCAATGTATCGTATGGTATTAGAAACCAGATTTAATAACTCTTGACAGATAAATCCTAATACAGTAGAATACGACTGTGGTAGTTTAGGAACAAATGAAGAAGTCAAAGACAAAATTAAGAGCACAAATTAAGTCAAAATTCTATTACATTTTCTGGGGAATTGCGACTGTATCTGTGGTTTTAGGACAAGTATATGTTGGAACTGGATATCGTCAAATGAGCACCAATGTGAATCGTTTAACTGGAATGCTTGTGACTTTACTTGATGTAGTTTAGGGAGGCATTGTAGGGGCACACAGAGCAGTATTATGGGTCATATTGCATCCCACACCGATACATTGTTATAAATAATAACAGCAGTGTATATCTCTTTACATTATCCTGCTACAAGAATTATCTGGAAGAGCACTCAGAGTTAGTGCCACCAAACATTTTAACATTATGAAAACAACAGTTACCATCGATAATGATGGTGTATTAACATTTCCCGACGAACTTATTAAAGAAACTGGTTGGAAGGAAGGAGATGTGCTATTATGGATCGATAACCACGATGGTTCTTGGAGTTTAAAAAAATCTGATATACACTGAAGAAATCTGTAAGCATTGGATTAAAAATGTCCCTATCGCTCATCAATCTTCTCATAAAATTTACGAAATGTTCTGCAACCACAGGAGGCAGAAAGATTTCACTGGTATGGAAATGGCGTCAAAGTTCATTAAAGTGGGAACTACAAGGAAGAGACGCTATGTTAACAACAAGACCAGGAGAAAGTGTAATGTATCTAAAACCATTCTCACATAAAAAATGAAAAAACAATGGAACATATTAATGTAGGTGATAATGTAAGATACCTAGGATATACCAAGGAACAAGTATTATGGGGTAATAATGATACTCCATATATGCTAATACTTGACCGTATCTACGAGATTGCTAATGTAAAGGTACATCGGCAACATACCAAGGTTCAACTCAAGGGTATCATTGGTAAATTTAACTCTGTCCATTTTCAAGTGATTGATTGATGTCATCAAAACCAGTTAAAAATCTGTTCCCCCACGAGTCATTCCCTTATCGTTTGGAACTTAAGGATAGAACTGCGTGGTTTGAATGTCAGGAACATATGGATAGGGAGATTGCAAGATATCATCTAAAACCAAAAGACTATAAGAAGTCTTGTATGCGTGGATATAAAATTGTTAGTGAGAATAAAACTGTTGCAAAAAAGAAACCGGTTGATAAAAAGAGAGAAGATATTCTATTACCCTCAATAAAGTATAAAACGATACAATTTGATAAGAATGCTAATATATTGAATCCCAAACATAAATAATCAAAAGGTTTGTATAAAGGTTACAGTCGTGGAATTATCCGACAAAAAAGCAGCAAAGAAGATAATCAAGAGATATAAGAAACATCCAGAACACTACACACGAGAAGAAGTGATGTATGCTAAATTATTAAAGCGGATGCTTAAAAAGAAGAAATCAAATGACTGACTCCGACATCCTTTTAGCAGTTAACCAGGTTCTCTCTGGATATGAAACTAAAGTTGTCAAGGCAGGACCGAAAGTTGATAAAATTCGTGTGGTTTCTGGTCAGAGAGCAGAAGCGCAGGATGCAATATCAAAACAATTGAATAGTATGAGGGTTCCATACAAGAATGAAATTGATAAAAGTGAGTCATCATTCCCTGTAACTAAGATTGAACTGAAGAAATCTAATTCCATTATTAAACTTATCTACAAAAAGGGTTCTGGTGGTGGATCTGGTGCCGGTGCAGCACTTACTAAACTTGCAGAATCTTCACAGGCATTATATGCTGCTCTTGCATTTAATGTATTGGGTAGAAAGATCACTAACAAAGATATATCCAAAGATAATTTTCAACGTGCTGCTGGAACTGCAATCACTGATGAGGACTTTGGTAAGATGATTAACAGTCTTCCTGATGATTGGGTGAACTCATCTATTGCAGGTGCAAATGCTTTATATCAGAAATATGGTAACAAAGGTAAATTTACATTCCATCGTGGATCACAATTAGTCAATACAATTGAGGGTGCATTTACAGCAATCAATCGTCAAGAGAAAGCATTTGGTAACCTTAATAAGTGGAGTCCTGCTGATATCTACATGATATCTAATCAGGGTGCTGTTCAACAAATAGCGGCAGAAAAAACCTTAAAGGGATTAAATGCCAAGATGTTTGAGTTGGTTAAATCAAATCAAGTGATTGGTGTATCATTAAAGAAGATTACAAGTAATACCGGTAGAATTACTGAAAAGAATTTTCCTGGTGATGGTAAGATTATATCAGCAAGTTATAAGGGTACAACTACAAAGTTTGATTCGATGGATGGTTATATTCAGTGGGGAACTGCAACGACAGAAAAGATTCAGTTCAGAAGTTTTGGTGGTGAGACATCATTAACTGGTTGGCAGGGTGAAATTAAGGGAGCATCTGCAAACCAGGGTAAAGTATCTCTCGGTCCTATCAATTACATTCTAAAACGTCATGGATTGCAACAGTTGCCAACTTCGTTAGAATCTGCTAAACTGGCAGAAGCAAATACTGATGCTCACTGTAAACAAATTGCTAGTATGATGGGTACATATGGGTTAATTACTGATGTCGATGCAACAGCACAGATAATCAAGAGTAAATCAAATAAGTATCGTTATTCTAAGTATTTGGTACTAACATTACTACTAACAATGAAGAATACCTCACAACAAATACAAAATGAAGTCGTACAGGATCTGTATTCATATGCAAGTTCTCAAGCAAGTTTTTCTGCCCCCTATATTAAAATGGAGTGATGATGGATAGTCTAAAAGTAAAACAACAGGATGATGGTCAGTATGTCTTAGAATGGGACAAGAAAGACCCGCAATGGGCGTTTCTCAATGGGTTGACACCGGAACAGGTTCGGTGTATAGTAGAGGAAGCAATCCGTCAAGACAAACGTGGGCAACTTTGATTACAAAGAGTTCAGTCTCAAGAACCTAAAAGATGTTCTAGGTGAGATCATCGATCAAGACGATTGTAATCCTGAAGAGATCGCACGGTCAATTATTGATGCCTGTGAGACAAACATTGACTATCATTTGTCTAAAGTGAGTAAAGCAGCAGAGACAATTGCTAAGTTAAAAGGATTATTGAAAGAGAATAAGATAACAGAGGCAACCACACAAAAGGACTGGGAAGATTTTTGGAAAGAGTGACAGTTGAGATAGTGGCACAGAACCCTTGAATTGACCCCCTGAATGCTCTATATTATATTCATACCAGACAGGAGAGCATGACCGTTACCCTTCGCCCCCATCAGCGCAAAGCATTGACCGCTATGCTGGCATATGACAAGGGTCAGGTCATCATCCCTACGGGTGGTGGTAAGACCATCTGCATGATTCAAGACATTGTTGAGAATCAAAAGTATATCGACAATGGTTCTACTATTGTTGTTGTTGCCCCTCGTATTCTTCTTGCAGAACAACTCTGCAAAGAATTTCTTGATATTATTGATACCACTCACACCCATGTGATGCACGTTCACAGTGGTGAGATTGAGTATTTCAGTAGCACCAAACCAGAACAGATTGCATTGTTCAACAACACTGCAAGAACTGCTGGTGAGAATGTTATCATCTTCACCACATATCACTCGCTGCATCGNATTCAAGAGGCAGACATTGAAGTGAATACAATTTACTTTGATGAGGCACACAACAGTGTTCAGCGTAACTTTTTCCCTCCTACTGAATTCTTTTCTAACGATGCTGATCGTTGCTATTTCTTCACAGCAACTCCAAAACATTCGCTGACTGTATTCAAACCAGGAATGAACGATCCTGAGGTTTATGGTCAGGTCATATGTAATGTTCCTGCACCACAATTAGTCAAGGAAGGTTACATTCTTCCCCCTAAGGTTGTTGTTCAGCAGCTGCCTCAGGGTGATTTCAAGCAGTCTGATTCTAAGAATCTGCTTGATACCATTGATGATAACGAGATCGGCAAGGTTCTGATTGCTGCACGTTCCACAAAGCAGATTGTCCGTCTTGTGACTCAATCTGATTTCTGTTCTCAATTGTATGAACGTGGTTATCACTGGATGTTTATCACTAGCAAAACTGGTGCTATCATCGACGGCAAGAAAGTATCCCGTGAAGTATTCTTCAAGACTCTCAATCAGTGGGGCACAGAAGAGCATCGTAAGTTCGTTGTGATGCACCACTCTATTTTGTCCGAAGGTATCAATGTAAAGGGTCTTGAAGCAGTGTTATTCATGCGTAATATGGATTACATCGGCATCAGTCAATCAATCGGTCGTGTGATACGTCTAGGAGGCGATTCTAAGACGTTTGGACTAGTTTGTGTGCCTGTCTTTGATAAAGTGGGTATCAGCACTGCTAGAAGCGTTCAGGCGGTTGTTGATACCGTCTTTGAAAAAGGTCAACCTGCTATCTCTGAAGTCCGTCGCTGATTGCACTCTTTCAAAACTATGCTATAATAGTAGGTACAAATTGGAGCAAGTTCCATGCAATGCGATGTAAAATGCTATGTGTCTGGTAAGGTATTCAGCGTCAAATGTCTTGCTAAGGACTACAACGAGGCAAAAGAAGTAGCACTTGCTCAACATCCTAACGCACGTATTATGGGCGTGACTGCCGTCTTTTCTAATTCAAATCCATGAATACTGAAAAACTTTGGAAAATCATTACCCTTGAAACAACAGGATGGAATGATATTGAAGAAATTAACTGTGTGAAACTGTCTAAAGAACAGTGTACTGACCGCATAGAATCACTACTAGCGGAAGGTTACAATCCAAATCATATTAAAGCAATTCCTGATGCTTGAACTTCCTTCTGATTTTCCACACCAATCCCCAGACGATTATTCTTACGAAGTTGAACAGTTCAAGAACAATGTTCTTGCAATTTGGTTGCATCACCATAAAGATTATGTCTATAGTAGTGATCCTGTCCGCACTATCTGGGGATTCTTTAATACAAAGAAAGGAGATTATATCTCCCCTATCAATTCAAAAAAACCTGGTAAAGTAGTTGATATTAAAAATACAACTCCTTTCACATCAATGCAACTAAACCTCAACCCTTTAGAACATGCCTTATACTCCGCAAATTGATGACTACGTGATATGGGAAAGATCAACCGGACACATTGATAAGGGTTGGGTTTATTTTTTTGATAATGATTATATCACAATTGAAACTGGTGTAAAGGATAAACCCAACTGTGAGTATACTATAGAAGAAAGACATAAAAAGATTCATGTTTTAGTAGTATGTCATAATTGTTATTGGGATGATTTAAAATATGTGAAGCATCGAAGGACAGATGATGTAGTGGCACAAGAGCAGAGCACAGACCCCTAAAACCGTGTATATTAAAGAAGTGGAGGGGACACCCACCACGCTCACCACAACTCTCTAAATATGGGAACACGTTCACGCATCGGAATTCAACTTTCAGATGACTCTATTCTTTCTGTTTATCATCATTGGGACGGTTATCCTACTTGGTTGGGCAAAGTTCTTAACACACACTACAATTCAAAGGAGAAAGTAGCAGAGTTAATTGACGGTGGTGATATGTCTTGTGCATGGACAAAAGATCGCTGGACTGGTAAGCAAGTTACAAAGTATGTAATCGAGAATGTTGAGGTTGAGGAATATGGTCCTCAATACTATTCTGCTCGTGGTGAGAATTGCCCTCCCCGTCTTGATAATAATGTAGTAGAATACCTTGCTAATGGTGAAGAATACGCTTACATCTTTAATCGTAATAATGAGTGGGTGGCGTTCGATCGTCACGAGTTCGATGATAAAGACCCTGAGATTGTTTCTATTCCTTCCGGTGTTCTTGCTTGTTGACTATCTAAATCAAATTTAGTATAATTACAACAATCACATAGGTTATCATGACCCAGGAAGTTGAACTAAAGATCGGCATCCCAGATTATTATCGTGATGACCGATTAGCAGATGAACTTGATAAGTATATCGAAGATATGCTTAATCGATCTTACCATCTTGGAATGACTATTCCTTACTATCTCCTTGAATTCTGTGAATAAATTCACACTTCGCGACGAACTTACAGACAAGAGTATCGATCTCACTTGGTCTGATTTTTCTGCTCTTCTTATCAGTGCAGAGAATCCTTCAGAGTTCTTTACTAACAAAGACAAGCAACAACTTCAGCAAATCGCATCCACTTTCAGAGAGTTTATTGACTAATGGATTACAACATTGACCCGATTCGTGAATTCGACAACGATGATTTTATGAGAATGATGGAAGAATGGGATGATGAAGGTGTCGTCGAAAGTATTGATAACGATACATTAAAACTACTAAAAGAGTTCTAATGTTACAGAACTTTGCTAGAACCGCTACATATAGTGATAAGGAGAAGAAAATTAATCAACTCCTTTTAGCACAGCAACAAGTTGAGAACCTGTTACTTATTAGTGAATATTTTGAATATAAGAAATATCTTAAAGAACATTTGTTCAAAGTAAAATACGAACTTGAAAGACAGTCCGGTTTACTTGACAAATCTAAACAACCAGACTAGAATCAAAACACTATCACGGACTTTCTCATGGCACCAACACTCTCCAAAAAACTCACCCGATATCGTCTTACTTTAGACGTGATGATTGATAGTACAGCAAGTGAACCACCTTCACGATGGGAGTGGAAAAAACTACTTGAATTAGAAGGAAATGAGCAAGTAAATGATGTCTATGTTGAGAATCTTGGAGACTATAAAGTCTAGTAGATCACATTTTAAAGTGTCATAAGAGGGGTTACGACCCCTCTTTTTTATGCTATACTGATATCAGTTGACAAAAAAACAATGTCGATTTTCACAGTTGAACAACTCAACAGACATAAAGAAGACTTTGGTTGTTCATATAACGTCGGTAAGTATCTTCATTCTGCTGTAATTGAGGTAGATGTTGCAGACATTTTGCGAATGAATGATGTGTCTGATGAGATTATCAATCTTGTATGTGATACTATTGTTGATCATTTTGCAACTGCAATGTATCTTGAGGAAAACGACTAATGGGAAGATCTAAACTCATTGGTCCACTAACTGCTTCTGAAACCAAGAAAAAACAACAAAGGCATGCTTGGTATCAAAGAAACAAAGAACTTACTAAACAACGTTCTGCTGATTCAAAAATCAGAACCCAAAAATGGTTCAAACAAGAAAAAAGCAAACATCAATGCTTTAATTGTAGCAACACAGAATTTAATCAACTTGGATTTTATGATTTAACTTTGATCTACGGTCCTAGTTTAACCAAACCAGAAAAAATAAATCAAGTTTCTGAGATGGTTGGCAGAAAAAGTCGTGTTACTATCAAAAAAGAAATAGAAACTAGAACCTGCCTCTGTAATCATTGTTGGCACACACATTATAGACATTACTAATGACAAGCAAAGAAAAACTTTTATTCGTATCGTCCTTTATCTGGTTCATGCATTGGGGAACATGTCAAGTATCTACGCTTCTGGATATGGTTATTCTAAGAAACTCTGTGAGGATATTACCTCTTGGTTTCTGAATAAGTATTACCCTCGTCATAAAATTGATGTGGACATTGATCATCGTGGATTGAAGCGTGAGGGTGTCTATGGGTATTGTGATTTTGTTGATAATAAATCTAAACCACGACATTTCCTGATTGAACTTCAGAGTCATATGAATCAGGAAACATATACAAAAATACTTTTTCATGAATTGACCCACCTCTCTCAGTGGGTAGACGGTTCTCTCACTTTTAAACATGGAAAAATGTGTTATTGTAAAGAACCAGTGGAAAACTACGACTATGTGAACCAACCACATGAAATTGAGGCACGAGAGAGTGAAACAGTTCTATACGATCTTTATCTAAATGAGAAATAGAGTGTGCCAGTCGGCAAACCGGAGCAGATCCCTTGACTTCTGCTTGAATCTATAATATATTAGGTTCATGGGAGAGCAATCGCCCCAAAGGATGCACTGGTGGATGCGCCGAATTATTTAATTTGCCATCAGTCCAATTTATTAAATGAAATCAATGAGTTATCAAAAAGGACAACATCAAAAAGGAATTAAGAATGAAACTTTCGTGTGTAAGTTTCTCACTGAAGTTAACCACTATGGATGTGAATTAAGACATCGTGGAGGCACTAAAGTAGTAGAAGACGGTGATACTGAAAATGGTGATAAGTCATCTTTTAAGAAATGGACAACAAATAGTTCTACTCATGATTGGTTTAATTGCTCACCATTAGCAGCAGAGATTGAACTTAAAGATCTTATTAAACTTCATGTTGAGCAGTTTAAAAAAGATATTAAGAATGTGCCTGATGCTGAACATGAAACTTTCAGAAAGAAAAAAGAAAATAAGATGAAAAGAGATATTGCTGAGACATTAGATCAAATGTGTACTTATGAATTTGCTGATAAGTGTATGAAAAAATTTATCTCTCATAGTAAAGATTTGGATATTATTGTTACTGATGTTCAAAATAAGAAAGTTCTTATCTATAAATTTAATGAACATCCAGCAGTAGTTTATTACAACAAAGGGTATAAACCAGTTTTTATCAGCAGATCTGGTAAAAAGAGTGCCTCTCGTAATATTATTCTGGTAAAAGATGATGATAAAGTGGACATTGGATTGAGAATTAGATTTGTGGAGAGTAATGGATTCAAACCATTTACCTGTGAACCATCACCAAATAAATCTACAACAGCAACTATTAAGATGCAACAAGATAATGTAAAAAATATATTGTCTAATGTGAAAAAAGTATGTTATAATTACTGAATGACTATAACTATTCTACAACAACCTGCGGAGGATATGGTTCATCTAAATCAGACATTTGATCTGGTTTATATGGACCCACCCTTTGGATTGCAGCGTGATTTTAAGATGCAAGAGTCTGATGGTTCGGAGAAAAGTTTCTCTGACCATTGGACTTCTTTTGATGACTATATTGATTGGTATGCAAATATCATCAACAAAGCATACTCTAAACTGAACAAAGATGGTTGGTTGTATGCACATAATAATTTCATAGGTAATGCTTTGGTTCTGTCTAAAGTTGATAGAAAGGTCAGAGATGCATTCTACACTAACATCTCATGGAAACGTAGCGGACCAAAGAATAACATTAAGAATGGTTGGGGTAACATCGTAGACAGCATAATTGTGCTGAGGAAGGGTAATCCATACTTTACGGTTGAGTATACCTCACTTGATCCAGTCTATGCTCATAATAGTTTCAAGAATAAAGATGAGGTTGGATACTATGCACTCGCTAAAGTATCTGGAGAAAAGAGTCGTCCTTGTGCTAGATTCGATTACAAAGGATATAATCCAGAGTTTGGGTTTCGTATAACAAGGGAAAAACTCGAAGAATTAGACGCGCAGAACCTCCTACACTACGGCAGCAACAACCTGTATAAGAAAATTTACTCTCACGAGTCTAAAGGTGTCCCAGTCCAGAATTTATGGGATGATGTATACTTTATCAGCAGAAGTGAGAAGAATAAGCGTAAGTATCCCACACAAAAACCACTGAAGTTGTTAGAAAGAATCATAAAATCATCATCCCCATCGGGTGGGTGGGTGCTTGACCCGTTTTGTGGAAGTGGAACAACAGCAATTTCTGCTTTTAACACTAACCGCAATTGCGTCACGACAGACACTAACCCCGATGCAGTTCGGATAGCAAGAGAGTCAATTAATGAAATTATAAAAGCATCACATAATCCTTTACTTGATGCACTAAATGACACATAGTCTTTTTTCCATATCGAGAGCGGGAAGCAGGACCAATCACACCCGACAGACGAAAATATGAAAAAAACAGGTATTTGGTCTAGTGAGGGCAAGGGTTCTGAAGGCAACAAAGTAGCAACGACACAGCATAGCACCACGGATCCCAAACTAGTTGGGTGGACAGTTGGTTGAAGTGTCCACTCAACCCGCACAAGGCAGCAAACCCGTGTATATTAAAGGAGTGGAGGGGCCCCGCCCTAAAACCTTCTTCTTTTTTTATTATGAAACCCAAAGAGTTAAAGAAGTACCTCAAATCTGAGGGTTTTGAACTACTCAGAGAGACGGGAAAACACAGAATTTATGTTCACAAGAGAACAAAAAAGCAACTATCAACGTCCAAGACTCCATCTGATGGATATGCTTGGAGACAAGTAATGAGAGATATTAAAAGATACCAACTCGCAGGATGATTACTAACGAAGACAGAGAGTTTGTTAACTTCTTGTTCGGCAAACTCACAAAGCATGTTGATACCGACATGATAGATTTACAAGATGATGATTCTTGTGATGATCACCTTCAATTTGAACAACTAACCATTTTTCCAATTACGCACAATGTTTAACACCACTTTGGATCTGTTCAAGTTCAACAAGACAAACGAACATGATGAAATGATTGATACAATAGCAGAAACATATTTCAATGCGATGACTGAATGTGCGAGTGATCATCGTTGTGATGATGCTATTGCTTGTTATCAGGAGTGGATTGTTGATGATAAGGATCCTCAAGATGGCGGTGTGGAGATATATTTCATGCAAGATCTTACAGCAGAAGGAATAGAGAATTAAACTCTGCTTGTGCCAGTTGGTCAAAGTGTCCACTGAACCCGCACAGCAGACCAAAACCGTGTATATTAAGAGAGTCAAAGGAACACACCACATGCAAATTTCAAACTCCATCTGCGTCGTTGATTTCTTCCCTGAGGCATTCATTGCTGAGTCAGATGAGATCAAAGGCATGAAAGTTACAGTTCGTCGTTTTAACAAGCGTGTTACTTTCCTTGATAATGGTGCTAAGTCTTACAGCACTGTGACTGCACTCACAGCACGTAATGAGTGGGCGGAGCGTATTGCTGGAGGTGCTACGGTAACCG